GAATCCGAGTGTGGATCATCAATAATCAATAAGTCTGCACCACGACCAGTCATCGCCGCACCAACGCCAGCTGCAAAATATTCACCACCAGCACTTGTCTCCCAACGACCCGCTGCTTGACTGTCTTGTTTCAAATCGGTTTCTGGAAAAACTTCCGTGTATACTGGATCGGCAATCAAGTCTCTGACCTTACGACCAAACCTCACGGCAAGCTCTGTATTCATCGTGGCTTGGATAATCTTGAGTTTTGGATTACGTCCCAAGAACCACGAGGGCATGAGATAGGATGCCATCTCTGACTTCGAATGTCTTGGTGGCATGTTTACAATCAGTCTTTTGAGTTTGCCTTGAGCGATTAGCTCCAATTTTTCTGCAATAATTTTATGATGGCTTCCAACAATAAACCCTTCGTATACATGTTGGGCATAGTCCAAAAAATTTTCTTGTGCTTTTTCACGGGTGTCCAGTTTGTTTTTCTGTTGCTCTAACAGAAATACTTCTTGTAACACCTCTTTAGGTAAGGCATCTAATGTCATGTCCCAACGATAATATATTTAAATGAATTTATCAACCCAACAAGTATATACACATATAGTAACACCGCACCCTTGTTTTAGGGGGGTGGGGGGTAAAAGGTGCTACGAGTCGCAAGAGTAACCTATAAGTAACCCTTTATCAGTTGCGACTCGTTGCACCTTTTCTTTTCCTCGGTTTGGTCGGCAGAAGGGGGGAAGCCAAAAGGGACTGAAGTTCGCAAGCGACCACTCCGTTACTTCAGTCCCTTTTCCATGCTCTGAGAGGAGTCGCATCTAGATGCGACTCCCTTGGTTAAATGTGCTTGATCTTGTCTTCTAGCTTACTGTCTTTGTACTCGCTTCTGATAGCCTCTAGCAGATCATCAAGTCTTTCTTCGAGAGAAGAAAGACGACCTTCGTGGTCATCTATTCTGTGGTTCTCTTCGATCTTGTCTTCAACGACTTCATTCACTTGATCGTGAATCAAATCGTTGATCATATCTTCGATTGTATTCGCCATACTTTTCTCCTTTCGTTAATTATGTTATATAAGAATATATGGGATTTGTCTATTGCTTTATGGGAAAATATATGTTTCCAAAATAGAAAGAATAAACGCTTGACGTATAAGATGGAATGGGATATATTAGTGATATCTAATGAAAGGAGAACACAATGAAAACGATACACAAGAAGAATCGTAAAGGCAAACGAGCCAAGTTCAAAGGAATTAAACATGGTGTAAAAAAGATTACAAAAACAACCACCAAATAATTTCTCCTACCCAGACCCACTTCGGTGGGTCTGGTTTTTTTTCGTCTACGCTCTGCTTCCTTTGTGTAAAGTTGCAGAGATTCGCAAGGCGACCACTCCGTTATCTCTGCAAGTCAACCCCTTTTTTTTGAGTCGCACTCAAAAAAAGTGCTTGACATCTCCCATAGAATCTTATATATTAAACCAAACGCAACGAAAGGAAAATACTATGGGCGTACCAATAATTGATCCAAGTTTTAATACTGTGGATTACTCTAAGGAAATGTTATTAACCAACTTTCCGAAGGGTTCAGAAGTTCATCTAATCATAAGACAAGTTTCAAGATCTGGAATGTACAGACATATTTCAGTTCATGGAATCAAGAATAACAAGGTTTATGTTTATTCTTTTCATGTCGCCAATGTTTTAGATTGGACTTACAAAGACAAAACCAACGCAGTCGGTGTTGGTGGGTGTGGGATGGACATGGGGTTCCATCTTGTTTACACACTTGCGAGTGTTCTTTATAAGGACGGATACGCACTAACTCACAGATACATATAAAAGAAAGGGGAAAGACCCCACGCCTCGCGGCGTGGGGTCTTTTTTTTGCCTCCTTCTACCTTCCTAGTTTTATCGAGTGGCAGAGGTGCAAGGTCAAAAGTTGCATGGAATCGCAAAGCGACCATTTCATTTTCCATGCAACTTAGATGCCACTCTTTGATTCGCAAGAGCCAGGACTTCCTCCAACGACCCACGGATCAAGAATCCTTCTCCTTCGGTCGAAACGGAAAGGGTCGCAAGGGTCTGGGACGCAAGAAAAGTGCAGAGCTTACCACCTTCAAACAAATATAGAAGCGAGGTTGAAGGGTGTCGAACCAAGAAAAAAGAAACGTAGTTGTTGGCTTTTATCCTCAAATGCGTTGATATCTGTGATAATTCTACCTTAAATTTGTTTCCTTTTGTTGGTGATTTTAGTTCAATAAACAAAGGCAACATTTCATTGATAATTATCAAATCTGGAAAACCACTATTAAATTTATTTTCTATTTTTTGGATAAAAGTTTTTGGTGGCAGTTGCTTTTTTATTTGTAAAAAAAATTGTTTTTCTGACATTTTGTTGTTGACATATATAAGATTATGTGGGATATATAATTATCATTTTAACAAGTATAAGGATAAACGAATGTTAGCACAATTAGAAAATATTAAAGACTTAAATGTCTATGATGATCAAAGATGGTTTTATAAAGGGATTTATATTTTAGAAACTATCCGAGAAGAGCAAGATGAAACAATACAATTAGTTAGAAAAGGAAAGGGAAATTATGAGAGCATATCTAATTGATCCGATTAAAAAAGAAATCTCCGTTGTTAATTATAACGGAGATTATCGAATGATTAACGAACTTATAAATTGTGAAAGAGGTTTTGATGCAGTTTATGGGTTTAGAAATCAAGACACGTTATTTGTAGATGACGAAGGTTTGTTAAGAAAAGAAAATCATGGCTTCGAGTTTACATATGATAATGGTCATACTCAACCTTTGATGGGTAAGGCTTTAGTTTTAGGTACAGATGCAGAGGGCGAAAGTATTGCAGTTAAAAGCAGTTTAGAAGAAGTCGCAAGTAAAGTTAATTGGATTGGCAAAGTTAAAATCTATCATAGTCAGATGGGTTTTGAAATTGTCCCAATAGAAGCAGATGTAGAAGAAGCTAGAAATTCCAGAATAAAGGAAGAGGTTAACGAAGTAATTTCTAAAATAGCGAAAGGAGTGAATGATGGAAGTTGAAGTTTTAGAAAAGAAAAGTCTGTCGTCTTTGTATAGTGAAGTTACATTTATTCAAGGTCAAGTTAAGGCAAATCTTGAAATGCAATTACATCTAAAAAAGGAAGAGATGAAGTTGCAAGACATGAGAGCCGAAATTGAAAAAGAAATTGTAGGTTTGCAAAATGACTAGGCTTTTAAAATTAGTCGAAAGAGTTGAGGAAGATTTAGATATCTTCCTCAATGATAAGAGCATGACAAACGAACAAGCATTTAAAGAGATAGGTGCAAAACTTTATGAAGTTGATGGACTTACTTGGAAAGGTGGATTTGTTGTTAAGATTGCAGAACAAATAATATTAGAAAACATAGAGGAAGAAAATATATGAAAGCGATACACAGAGCAAAGCAAAGATCGAACCAACATAAAAGAAAAGGCAATCCTAAATCTAGCCACTATAAAGGTTTAAAGATTGGAAAGCACAGTAGATACAATGGTGGGTTACTCAATGCTTTTAAAAAGTAATAATCAAAGTTAGGCATGAACTTCGTGCCTAATCTTGAATATTGCAACAACAGAATGAAAGGAGATGTTATGCAAATAGGCGATAGAATAAAAGTCATAGACCAAGAAATATATGGTGTCATAGTACATGACTTTGGTACTGAGGTTGTCATTGAAGATGAAGATGCAGAAACAGATGACAATACATTGTGCTTTAAAAAAACAGAAGTAATTGCAACAACAGAGTGAAAGGAGATGTTATGCAAAAATCAAAGAAGAGAGTTCAGTTTGAGAACAAAATGCTCAGAGAACTCGTAACTGACTTGTTTTGGGAATACGACAGAATGAGCAGTAGTGGTCAAAAGACACTTGATAATTTAGCAAAATTAATTGGTGTCCCAACAGAAGCAGAAATAGAAGGTGCATTAAATGGAAAGTAGTTTTATTCCTTTAGCAGAAGAGCTAGAAAAATATATCCAACACCGACTTGATATTATAACAGATAGTGATTGGTTCGCAGAATTAGTCGAAGAAAAGGTTAATAAAATTTTAGAAGAAAGGGAAAAAAATGGGTAGATATTACAACGGAGATATTGAAGGTAAATTTTGGTTTGCAGTTCAGTCAAGTGATGATGCAGATTTCTTTGGTCAACAAGGAGAAGCTAGATTTTTAAATTATTACTTTGATACAGAGGACTTGCCAAAAATAGAAGAAGGTATCAAGAAATGCAAAGGTTATTTAGGTTCACTTTTAGAAACACTAAATAAATTTTTTGATGAAAATAACGGATACAATAACGAGATGTTAGTTGATTATTTAAATGAAGCTCATGCTTCAGAAAATTTACCAACAAAGAAGTTTACCGAACAAGGGGTAAAGCATTATTTAGAATGGTATGCAAGACTTGGGTTAGGCGAACAAATCTTGGATTGTGTTAAAGAAAAAGGCGAATGTCAATTTGAGGCAGAGTTATGACGCTCAAACACCTAGATTTATGTAGTGGTATTGGTGGCTTTGCCGTAGGTTTTTCTATGGCAGAGTTATCAGAGCCAATCGCTTTTTGCGACACAGACAAGTTTTGTCAGAAAGTTCTTGCCAAAAACTTTCCTAATATTCCAATCTATGATGATGTAAAGGAGATCGCAAATGAACCAACCAGATTTATTTCAGAAAGACCAGATATCCTCACGGCAGGATATCCGTGTCAACCCTTCTCAACAAGTGGCAAAAGGGGTGGATCGCAAGACCCTCGCCACATCTTTCCGTACTTGCATAAACTTATTAAACAAATCAGACCCACTTATTGCGTTTTCGAAAATGTTTATGGACACCTCTCATTGGGACTTGACGAGGTACTCTTTGCAATGGAAAGCCTCAACTACCATACGAGGACATTTGTACTTCCGTCTAGTGCAATCGGAGCAAGACACAAACGAGAAAGGTTATGGATCATCTGTAGAAACTTGTCAT